TTGGTATTGCTTTTAGTAACAAGCGTTGGCTTCATTTCTTTATGTTGTTTGTGCCTGTTATGGGTCTCTGGACCTCCAGTATCGGTATTATTGGTCTTGCCCTTAATCTTCGTGCTTACGATTTTGTTTCTCAGGAGATTCGTGCTGCGGAGGATCCTGAATTTGAAACTTTCTATACGAAGAATATCCTCCTTAATGAAGGACTTCGAGCATGGATGGCACCAGTAGATCAACCCCATGAGAATTTTGTATTTCCGGAGGAAGTATTACCTCGGGGTAACGCACTGTGACCGCACAGTATCTTCTATACTTGGTCATCTTCGCATTCGCACTTATCGTTATTTTCATTGAAGATCACGATGACGATGATGACCAAGATGGAGGAATTCTACAACCTGCTTATTCTCAGTCTGGATCTTAAAAAATAAATAGAAGGAGTTCTCTGAACTCCTTTTTTTATGATCATCATTCTAATAAGTTTCATACTCTTCGGAGTTTTTATGTTTATAATGTCAATCACACAAGACTTATGATATCCTCTACAACTCCACATAAATTAGCAGAAATTATTCGTGATACTTGGCCTGGTCTTTACAGAAAACCATCAACACCCTATAATACACAAAAGACCATTAAAAATGAAAAAGTACAATGATGAATATTTTTCAGTCATAAACAAAAAGACTGGGAAAAAGATTTTAGATTGTGGTGATGAGTCTGATGCTTTATCTATGGTTAGTTTTGACCCAGAAAACAGAACTTATACTCGCAATAAGTTTCTCATGGGTCCTGTAGTAGATGTAGAGATTCCTAAACAACTTCCTACAACTGAAATTGTTGTTATGCATGACGTACCTTCAGAAAAATTTGATGAGTATTGGGATAATTTACTACCGCAAATTAAATTACCGGAAGGACAAGGAATTCCAGTAAACGCTAAATAACTTTCAGTTTTATAAAGACTATGAAATTTACAGTTTATTCAAAAGATGGTTGCCCATATTGCACAAAGGTTCAACAAGTGCTAGAGTTGGCACAACTACAGCATGTAGTTTATAAATTAGATACTGATTTTACTAGAGAAGAGTTTTATGCAGAATTTGGACAAGGATCTACTTTCCCACAAGTAATTGTAAATGATCAACATATTGGAGGATGCACTGACACCGTTCAATATCTGAAGGAGCAGAATTTGGTTTAATGAATAGCACATTTCACGAAGTTTATGGTGATGTAGAAAAAGCAATTGATTATGCTTTTAAGGGGCAGTTTGTTTTAAAATTTTATGATTATTTAAAAATTCGTGGTGCTAAAAAAGTTGAGGTAGAAGAGTTTATTGAGAGTTCTACGGCAAATGAAATTAGCAACCTTATAATGGATCTTGATGAATATCTTGAAGGTGGTTCTGATAATGTTCATAAACAACTTCGTGAAGGTTACGGTCATATTCCAAAACCAGAAGCAAGAAAAATAAGAAATTATCTTCATAGTATTTTAGAGGATGCCTGGAAATACAATCATGATAAACGACCAGGAAGACGCAAAAAAGAAACTAAATAAATCAGAACCTCAAATCAATCGAGGTGTTGAGTTATTACTTAGGAATAGGAGGAGAAGATCAGAAAGACCAAAAACTTTTCAAGTGAAGTTTGGTAAGATGATCTCTCTGTTCCGAAGAGAGTTTCATTTTTTTATAGAATTTCACTTTGATGTTAGAAAAAAATAAACTCTCTGGAGAAGACAAATGGAAACAGCATATGTAATTACATTTACTGTAATGTTCACGTTGCTCTTTTTTATGACTGGGGGTATAATAGGTTGGTTAACCTATAGGCATTTGTTAGAGTCAAAACCTCCATATTTGCATCCAGAGTTTTTTGATGAAAATGGGCAGGTGATTCCTGACGAAATAGTATCTGTACGATTTGAAAATAGCGACTACGATTATGACTACGACGAAGACGAAGAAGACGACGACTGAAAAACCAATCGAAACTCTTCCAAATAATCCATTTACTTTTGAAGTTTTAGAACTAGCATCTAAACAACGTTCTAATTCAAAGAAAGTCGAAGTACTTAAAACTTATGAACACGATTCTTTAAAGATTCTTTTTGTTTGGAATTTTGATGAAAGTGTAATTTCTCTTCTTCCTGAGGGAGAGGTTCCATATGCTAGCACTGGAGAACAAAATGCATATAGTGGATCTTTGAGTTCTAAAATTAATGATGCCGTTTCAAAAATGGAAGAAATTAATTCAAGATCTCTTGGTGCAATGGATCAAGGAAAATCTTCTATTAGAAAAGAATATAAGATGTTTTATAATTTTGTAAAGGGTGGCAATGATAGTTTGACTTCTCTTCGTAGAGAAACTATGTTTATTAATATTCTTGAAGGCCTTCATCCTCTTGAAGCAGAAATTTTATGTCTTGTAAAGGATAAAAAACTACAGAATAAATACAAAATATCTTTAGATAATGTTAAAGAAGCATATCCAGATATTCGCTGGGGTGGCCGTTCGTGACAGTTACTGCAATTAAGGAAAAGGATATGGCAACAAATGGAAAAGATGATAAGACTGTTTCTCCTCATAATTATGGATGTGAAATACTATTAGAAAAAACAACACTTGAAAGAGCAAAAGATTCTTCTTTTCCGAATGATGCTTATTTGATTTGGTATCTAAATGATGATAAAGATTGTATTGACCTCGTAAGAGGTACAAGAGTACGTATTTTTGATATGTATTATGACAAGTATGGTCCTGGTGCAATCAAAAAAATTGATTTTGGTTATGGTAGAACTAACCCCAAACTTTGGGGATATAAACAACCTGAAAAAAAGAAAAGAAAATGAGTGCAGGTTTTGGTGGTCAAGGCAAAGAAAATAGAATAGGTAAAGACGCAAAAATTACTATCGATTTAGATAACATTGATGATGTAATTAAAAAATATAAAAAAATTAAAAAATATCAAAAGTCAAATCTGTATACTATTATGACAATTGATGGTACAGAAGAGATTATCAGTTCATTGATTAAGGAAGCGGAGGATAATCCACTGTAAAATGGGAAAACATTATCTACTTAACCTGTATGGATGCTCGTTTGTCCTTTTGGACGACGAGCGTTGTCTTATAGACTTATTAGAAAACGCAGCAGTTGCAAGTGGAGCAACTGTGGTTCAAACCATTTCAAAAAAGTTTGAACCACAGGGGGTCACTGTAATTTGTTTGTTGTCTGAAAGTCATATTAGTATTCATACATGGCCAGAAGAAGGTAAGGCAGCAGTAGATGTTTATACCTGTGGAGATTGTAATCCAAAGATTGGATGTGATATTATCATCCAACAACTTTACGCTACAAATCACACTTTAAGTTATATTGAGAGATAGTGTATAATAATGATACCATTTAGTATCTATTGTTACCATTTTAAAATAAAACTTGACTATATAGTGTGAATAGGGGTATAATAATCCCCTAACGTTCATCCTATGACTAAGGCACTTTTGCTTTTAGCATGGGTTCCACTTCTTTCTTTTTCTACGCCACAACTTGCTAAATCTAATCATGTGACAATAAGTTGCGACGCAGCGTGGGAACTAATGGACATCGTTAAAAACGACGATGTAGTAGACCAAAGAAGAGAAGACCGATTGCTGTCAGAACTCCGAAAGGATGTTGTGAAACTTAAGTGCTAAAACTGAATAGGACGGAAGTAAGCCGACGCGGAACGGATCGTTCATTCGCTATTCGCAAATAGCGAACGCAAACGCCGACTGAAGGAACGCTCTTTAACCTAAACCATTAAGGAGAAACCTAATGTCAAAAGTCGTATATCGTGGTGTTGAATACGATACTCAAAAGCGTTTAGAGTATCAACAGCAGATGATGCAGCAACCTCAACAATACAACGAAACCTATCGTGGTGTTAAGTTTGTAAAGGAGGGGCATAAATGAATACTTACTTCGTTCGTTATCTAAAAAGAAAAGCAAAGAAGGAAAAACTCCTTCATAACGCACAACTGAATATGGCAAAGCAACCACAAGTTGCTTAATAAATTAGAGAGGGACTTGACTCCCTCTCTTTTTTTATCTATAATTACCTTTGTGAGGTTTAATCAAGATGGATAAAGAAAAGCTTAAGTTAATCATCAGAAACCTTGAATCTCTTGTTGAATGTCTTAAGTCAGAAGTTTATTCTGATGTAGATGCATATAAACAAGAAGTTCATTATGAAGAAGTAGCATCTTATCTTGATGATTATGATGAAGTCTTTTATGATGATGAGAGTGATGAACTATCAGATTTAATGAGAGTAAATCAAAAATACAAACTTACAAACGATGATGATGGAGATGGACTGTGAATAAGATCTTCGAAGAATTCGAATTCATGAAACCAGAAGTAAAACTTGTGTCTGTTACACCAGATGCAGAGAAACATATGGCATATTGTGCTCGTGTTTCTAATCCAGCAAATCAAGAGAATGATAAATTTGCTGGACTTCTTAAGTATTGTATTCAGCATCAACATTGGAGTATTTTTGAACAAGCTTCAATGACTGTAGAAATTAATACTACAAGAGGTATCGCAGCACAAATACTTCGACATAGGAGCTTTACATATCAAGAATTTTCTCAGAGGTATGCAGATACAAACCTTTTGGGAGGTTCTATTCCTCTTCCTGATCTTCGTAGGCAAGATGATAAGAATCGCCAGAACTCGATCGATGACCTTCCAGACTATTTGAAACTCACTTTGCTGGAAGACATCCGTGTTCTGTTTGAGCAGTCTCAGAGGGTCTACAATCGCCTTCTGGAGAAGGGAGTGGCAAAGGAGTGTGCAAGGTTTGTACTGCCTCTAGCAACGCCCACAAGACTCTATATGACCGGTTCTGTAAGGTCATGGATCCATTACATTGATCTTCGTTCTGCACACGGAACACAGAAAGAACATATGGAGATTGCTGAATTAGTTCGTTGTATCTTTACTTGTCAGTTCCCTGCTGTATCTGAAGCACTTGGATGGACTCGTGATGGATGTTCTGAATGTGTTGATGCTCCTTCCATTACCATTGAATAAATACTCTCATATAAAATGGAGGAAACAATTTGGCAACATATCCTGTTTATAATAAAGTAACTGGCGAACAAAAAGAAGTTACAATGAGTGTTCATGATTGGGACCAGTGGAAAAAAGATAATTCAGATTGGGATAGAGATTGGAGTGATCCTTCAACATGTCCCAGTTCTGGAGAAGTTGGTGAAGTTTATGATAGACTGAAGAAGTCTCATCCCGGATGGAACGATGTTCTTCGTAAAGCATCAAAAGCACCAGGTTCAAAAGTAAAACCAATTTAATTTTATATGGCAAGGAAAAGAACGAACGATCAACCAATTGGTGTTGGACTTACTGCTAAACAAATGAAGCGTAAGAAACCAATCAATATGGATTTGATGAGGGACATTGAACCTCTTACTGATAATCAAAGACTTCTTTATAAATCATATGAGTCGAATAAAAATATCGTTGCATATGGTGCTGCTGGTACTGGTAAAACGTTTATTACTCTCTACAATGCTCTTCAAGATGTTTTAGACGAAAGATCACCTTACGAAAAAATCTATATCGTTAGGTCTCTTGTTGCTACTCGTGAAATCGGTTTCCTTCCTGGCGATCATGAAGACAAATCCTCACTTTACCAAATTCCTTACAAGAATATGGTGAAGTATATGTTCCAGATGCCAGATGATGCTTCTTTTGAAATGCTCTATGGTAACCTAAAACTACAAGGTACGATTAGTTTTTGGAGCACCTCTTTTATTCGTGGAACTACTCTTGATAATGCAATCATTATTGTAGATGAGTTTCAAAACTTGAATTTTCATGAACTTGATAGTATAATCACTCGTGTTGGTGAAAATAGTAAGATTATGTTCTGTGGTGATGCCACTCAAAGTGACCTTATCAAAACTAATGAAAAGAATGGTATCATTGATTTTATGAAAATTCTGCGTGTAATGCCTTCAGTTGATATTATTGAATTTGGTGTAGAAGATATTGTTCGTTCGGGATTTGTGAAAGAATATATTATCGCAAAAATGGAAATGAATTTATGACATTTGTTCATCATAATTACTTGGGTGATCTTGAATTAGAAAAGAAAGAGCAGAATGGCATTCGTCTTTATAATTTGCCAAGTGGAGCTTGGGTGCCATCTATTACATCTGTGACTTCTTTTTATAATCGTCAAATTTTTGTAAAGTGGCGTGAGCGTGTTGGACTCGAAGAAGCAAATCGTATTACTAAAAAAGCAACCGCAAGAGGAACTGACTTTCACCAAGTCTGTCAGGATTATCTGGAGAACAAAGAACTTAACTGGGATGATTATCAACCTCTAACAAAGTTTATGTTTTATCATTTGAAACCTGAACTTGATAAGATAAATAATATTCATGCGATTGAAAGAACTCTTTATTCTGAATATCTTGGATTAGCTGGAAGAGTAGATTGTATTGCAGAATACGAAGGAGAACTTGCTGTAATCGACTTCAAAACTTCTGATAAAATTAAACCGGAAGAATGGATCGAAAACTATTTTGTGCAAGAAATGTTTTATGCAGCTGCTTATTATGAACTTACTGATATTCCTCCGGTTAAACTTATTACGTTAATGGTAACTCCTTCTGGAGAAGTAAAAGTATTTGACAAAAGAAACAAAGGGGATTATATTAAATTATTAGTTCGTTATATTAAAGAATTTGTACATCACAATACTGGGTCAAATGGAGAATGAGTTAGAGAAAGTACTAGAGAGTAAATTTTTCTGCCCTTCTCGTTTTGCACAGGAGATTGAATCTTTAGTGCAAGCAAATGAAGACATGAATTATATTGATGCGATTGTTTATTTTTGCGAAAAAAACAATATTGATATAGAATCGGTTCCCAAATTAATATCTAAACCACTAAAAGAAAAACTTAAGTACGAAGCAATGGAACTTAATTTTCTGAAGAGGAGTTCCAGAGCGAAACTACCACTTTAATGAATGATGCCGTTTGATGCCTATAAGTGTTATCTGTCTTTGAAAAATCATTTCACCAAGGACAGTTATGACTACCACAAATACTGTGGTAAAAGTCGTGCAACAGTGCAATCTTTTTATAAACGTAAAGATCGTTTCTGGTTCGAAAAGATTGCAAGACAAAAAACAGATAAAGAAGTTGAAGAATTTTTTGTATCAAACTTTATCACCTGCACTGATCCAAGTAAACTTTGGATAGGAGAAATGATACGAGAAGGTGATGAACGATATACACAGTGGAAGAAAAGAACTCAGTCACTTTCATATGTCTTTAAAGAAGAATGTGAAAAACTATTTCATGAAACAAAGATAAACGATGTCTTTAAATCTAAAAAAGGACACCCTATTGTTTTAAAAAAGTTTTTAAGTGGAGAAGTATCAATTGAATCACTGGTAATTCTGGATCATATATTAGAATTTAGAAAACAATTTGATATTAATTTAAAAGATCCGGTGTGGGAAACCATAAGCATGAAAATAAAAAAATATTCTCCCTTCCTACATATAAATGTACCGCGTTATAAAAATATCTTGAAGGAAATTATTTTAGGAGACCAATGAGTTTTTTTAATTCCGAAGTCGTTCGTGCTGAAATGACTGAAATAAGCGAATTGCAAGAAGAGGTTTATACAAACGTCTTTAAGTTTCCTGCGATGTCTAAGGAAGAAAAATTAAAGCATGTCGAACTGCTAGAGAAACTTTTAGATAAACAAAAAGTTCTTTATACCAGAATGAGTTTATCTGATGATCCAGAAGCTAAAGAAATGAAAGAAAGAATCATGCAGTCTGCAATTATGATGGGTATGCCTCCTGGCACTGATATGAATATTATTTTAAATAACATGTCTCAAATGCTTGATGTGATGAAAAAACAGATTGACAAAACGGGTTCCGACCTGTAGAATAACGAAGTACACAAAAGCCAAATCCGTACAAATCCGAGGTAATCTAATGTCTTTTGCTGATCTTAAAAAACAATCTTCTCTGGGTTCTCTTACTCAGAAACTGGTTAAAGAAGTAGAGAAGATGAGTTCAACCTCCAATGGCGCAGATGAGCGTCTTTGGAAACCAGAAATGGATAAAACTGGCAATGGTTATGCCGTTATCCGTTTCCTGCCTGCACCAGAGGGTGAAGAACTTCCCTGGGTAAAGATGTATTCACATGCTTTCCAAGGTCCTGGTGGTTGGTATATTGAAAACAGTCTTACTACTTTGGGTCAAAAAGATCCTGTTTCTGAACACAATCGTGAACTGTGGAACAGTGGTAGTGAGAAAGATAAGGAAACTGTTCGTAAACAAAAGCGTAAACTGTCTTATTACAGCAACATCTACGTTGTGAAGGATCCTGCTAATCCTGCAAATGAAGGTCGCGTCTTCCTGTTTAAGTATGGTAAGAAGATCTTTGACAAGATTATGGAAGCAATGCAACCTGAGTTTGAAGATGAAACTCCTATCAATCCTTTTGACTTCTGGCAGGGTGCTAACTTCAAACTGAAGTTGGTGAAAAAGGATGGTTACTGGAACTACGACAAGTCTGAGTTTGATCGTGTTGCTCCTCTCCTGGACGATGATGATGCTCTGGAGGCAGTTTGGAAGAAGCAATATTCTCTGTCTGCAGTAACCGCTCCCGATCAATTCAAGTCCTATGAAGATCTTGAAAAGCGTCTAAAGTATGTTCTTGGTCAAAAACCCGTAGCACGTCCTCGTCTTGATGAAGAAGTTGACGATGAAGATAATGATCGTGGTAGTTATACTCCCGATTTTACTTCTCGTCGCCCTGAACCTGAACTTCCTGTTGTAACTTCAAGTTCAGTCGATGAAGATGAAGATGATGCTCTTTCTTATTTCCAGCGTCTTGCAGAAGATTGATCATTCATAAAGTCTAATATTGTCTCCTCTTTTTAAGGTGTCACTTACGTACTGAGTGGCACCTTTTTTGTAAGTCATGATATCTTCCATGTCGTCAATAATAACATTTAAGTATTTTGGTTTTAATAAGAATATATTTCTTTTTTCGTTTTCTATTTTTTCTTCATATTCATAATTTGTAATTGGAATTGCTATATTATTTGCTTCAACAAAAACTCCATTTTCTATAAAATAGTCATAGTATGATATTGAAAAGTCTTCTTCTACTTTTAGACCCGCAGGAACAATAATCGCACCTTGACCATTTCTTACTTCAGAACTCTCATAATGATGAATTCCATTATATAATGTATCATAATCTCCGTATTTGTCCAAAACATACTCATCAAAGTCATTTTGTGGTAAAGGCCACTCTGTTTGAATATTCAAAATATTATTTGAAAGAAGAATCACCCAGTCTAAAGATGAATCGCCATAAACTTCGAAGGCTACGTTATCTGGACGATCATCTCCTTTGATATCATACTTGGTAAAGAAAGCCAAGTTTTCAATAATGTCAGGTCTTATTTTCCCCTTTTTAAATAAATTTTTTACCGTTATAAAATCTCCAATTTTTGCATCAGGTAATCTACTGATATATTCAAAATTAGGAACTTGATTGAAGTAATTTGACATTTTGTTTTATGGTTTACTTGATGGAGTTGATGGTCTGAATAGTAAGTCTGATGGCATATCACTTCCTTGATTTCCGTAGTCTTCATTAAATACTGGTTCAAGTTCTTGGAAAGTCATTTGTATTTCATAAGAAACCATTGGTCCATCATGAAATGTTGCATATTGAGCTTCTGGAGTATAATTCACTGTAAAATTTTGAAGTCCGCATTCTTTAATTTGGCCAATGTATGGATGCTCTTTGGATCCATACATGTATTGAATTTTGAACGTATGAGGTGTTTTTAAAAATAAATTTGATTGTGATTTTTGTGGAGACATTCCTTGTTTGAAAAATCTTATAATCTGAATTATTGCTTTTGCCTCTGCACTATTTCTTGCCGACATCTTGAATGAGAAATTAAATGGCCTCAGTGTTGGACCTTGAAATAATAATTCCATGTTTGGGTTGATGATAGCACCTTGAGTTCTTGATAATAAACCTCCAACTCCAGACGCTGCTTCGGCAAAACTTGTTGCCACTGCATTTTTAACATCTTGATTACCTTGACCTGCGGCTCCAGCTGCTGCTCCTCCAACAACATCAGATGCTCCACTTAAACCTTTTTGTATTCCTGCGAGTGCAATATTTGCTAATAAAAGTTGACCTGGATCCATAGTATCTTGACCCCATTGAACTCCATTTATTTCTGAAATTCCTGCTGGAACAGGTAAAACTACAGTACCTAGAGAAATTCTTTTTTTAGATCTATCTCCCACCCCAGCTAAATTTCCACTTTGATATTGAGCTCCAGTCCCAATTTGTCTAGGTTCATATTTTAACATTGTAAATTTTATCGTATCTTGATGCGATTGCCTCAAAGTTAGTGGATAAACATGAACTCCAAAACTGTTTTCTTTGTCTCTTTGTTGTCCACTCCCCTGAACATTCAGCGTAATTGGTTGAGTTCCATCTGAAGAAGTAGCAGGAGCAGTATTTAATTGTTTTGTTGATAATGCTTTTTGCTGTTCTGCAGTAACCTTTGCTTTTGTTGCTGCAGTTTGAATTTGCTGTTGTGTTGTATTCTTTAATGCACCTTCTTTTAAAGATTTTTGTGCATCAGCTCCTAAGTATGGTGTGTTGGAAATTGGTTTATTTGCAAACGTCCAGTTATTGGAAGTCCCTGTGCTTGTAGCTGCAACAACACCTGGACTCAGCGGAGCATCATAATATATCAACTCATGCTTTACGGATTTTGGATCTATTTTTCCGTTTGAATCAATAGAATATGTTGTTCTTGTGGATGTATATATTTTAGTACCTGAAGTTCCTACTTTTGTTTCTGACTTATCGCTGCTGAGTGTTGTGGCCATTAGACAACCTCCCTATAAAAGGAACACATAGAGATGTGCTGTCTTAATATACTAACCATTGATACAAGTTTTTTATTTATTTAGACGAAATTTTGCATAAGGTATGCTTAACATTTCATCGAGCTCTTCGTACTTTATGACATGTAATTTACCCGCAACCTCTTCCCAAGTATATTGTCTACCCTCTCTCCAATGAAAATTAATTGCCTTAAATCCCCATCTTTCTAAAGACGTACATGCAATGAGTGGATGTTGATCATATTCAATTTCTGGAGTTTTTGGATTATATATGAAAGTATAAAATTTTCCTGGTTCTGGATATAAAACTTCTTCTTTTAATGTATCTAAAATAATCAACATTAAGTCTTCTGGATCATTTGTCTCTGCAGAGTCTATTTTTTTCTTTAATTCCCTCATTCTCGGAGGAATACCATCTTTGGTATATTTACCAAAACCTTCTGCCATTATTTAATCCCCAATTCTTCTTCGGTGATTACTTTGAACTCTAGCATTCTATCTGCACACCATTCTTTTGCAGCCTTCCATTTTGCTTGATTGACTGCATAAGTTTTACATTCATGGAGATAAGATTTAGTCACTCTTGATTTTTGTTTTGGAGGAACTGTTTGTTTTTTAGGTTTTACTTCAATTACATAGGTTTTAATTTTACCATTTGATTCTTTTACTTTTATTAAGTAGTCTGGAAAGTATCTATGAACACGATTATCAACAGGAGACACATATCCAATACAAAACTCTTCTGACGCCCAAGATACTATACTTGGATTATGATCGCAATAATAACAAAAACGTCTTTCCCAACTACTTCTGCAAATGATATTATTGGGATCTCCTTGATATTTTTCTGGATAAGATGGTTTGTAGATACTTTTGATACTTTCTGCCATTATCCCGACTACATAATATATCAGTAAAAGTATTTATAGATGCCTAGTCCTAGGACCATAGCACAAATTAAATCTTCATTATTACATCCAGCAACAACCTCTCATTTTGAGGTTACTATTGGATTGCCTTCAAAATTAACAACAGGTGGATATTTGAATGATAACGGAGTTAATATTAACGCAACTACTCTTGATAAATTAAATTTACTATGTTGTGAGGCAACTCTCCCTGGGTCAAATTTAGCAACTCTAGAAATTACTAATGACTTTCATGGAGTCACTGAAAGACATGCTTATAGAAGAGTGTATGATGATCGTATTGATTTGACATTTTATGTTGACGCTGAAAATTATCTACCAATTAGAATTTTTGAAACTTGGATGAAGTTCATCTCTCAAGAATCAAGTCAAACCCCGCAAACTGAAAGGGGAGGGATTACTTCAAGGTCTTCTGAGTATTTTTATAGATTTCAATATGTTGATGAATATAAAGCACCAAATTTATTTGTTACTAAATTTGAAAGGAGTACTTATGGAGGAGTAAGAGGTAAAAGAGGTGGAGTGCTACAGTATGAATTTATAAAAACTTATCCAATTAGCATTACATCAATGCCAGTTTCATATGATTCTTCTACTCTACTTAAATGCACAGTATCTATGACTTATATTAGATACTTGTTGAATAAAACAAATGATCCTCCAGTGCAGAGAGAAAACAATTCTTTGATATCAACTCCAATTGAACAGGCAAAATGGAATAATGCACCAGATTATTTCTTGAATCCTCAGTTTGGGGTTGAAGGTCCTCAGGGATCTCCAACTGGACCTAATGATTTCTTAAATATTGGTAATCCCGCATTAGATCAATTTGGAGTTAGAGATCAGTTTGGTAGGGGCGCTGAAGGAACATTCGGTGCAAATATTTTGGCATAAAAAAAGAGGGTCTTAAGACCCTCAGTTTGGTGTTGGAAGTTCTACTTTTGCGTTTTGTAGAAGTGCAAAGAAAACAATATTTCCTCCCATAATTAGAATGGGAATGAAAACCAGTGAAATAAGAAAACCTTTCATTGATCTTTTTTAAGTCCTTGTGAGAGACCAATTGCACTGACTACACCAGTAAGACCGTAGATTCCTCCCCATAGACCCAACCAAAGAGAGTTGTTTCGATGAATTTGAGAAACTTCTGGAGCAACTTTATGATACTTATAAGCGGTATCATACTCTTGGACATACCATACAAAGCAAGCACCTGTTGCCACTGTAGTCACGGAGAGTGCAGATGCAAGATAGAAATTGAGAAGTCCTTTCATTGTTTTGTTTGAACTGAAGTTATTCTAGCACAATAACATCCATCTCAGACTGTCCCTTGGACACTTCTTGGTCCGTCCATCCCTCATAAATAATCACACTGAAACCATCTATAGGACATTATGCCTTTACCTAAGATTAGTACGCCAACATATGAACTTGAATTGCCATCAACAGGAGAGACAATTCAATATAGACCATTTCTTGTTAAAGAAGAAAAATTACTTGTAATTGCTTTGGAGAGCGAGGATACAAAACAAATTACAACTGCAATTAAAACGGTAATTAAGAATTGTATTCTCACAAAAAACGTTAAGGTAGAATTGCTCCCTACCTTTGATATTGAATATCTTTTTTTAAATATTCGTGGTAAATCTGTTGGAGAGGAACTAGAAGTTAATATTATTTGCCCAGATGACGGAGAAACTCAAGTCCCAATAAAAATTAATCTGGATGATATTCGAGTACAAAAAGTTGAAGATCATTCAAGTCGAATTAAGCTTGATAATAATATCATGATGGAAATGAAATATCCATCACTTGATCAGTTTATTAAAAATAATTTTGATTTTGAAGATAAAAATGCAATGGATCAATCTTTTGAATTGATTGCTTCTTGTATTGATAAAATTTTTACAGAAGATGAGGTTTGGGCAGCCGCTGATTGTACTAAAAAAGAATTATCTGAGTTTTTGGAATCTATGAATTCATCTCAATTCAAAGACATTGAGAGATTTTTTGAAACTATGCCTAAGCTTTCTCACACGATTAAGGTTACAAATCCAAATACTCAGGTTGAAAGCGATGTTGTTCTTGAGGGTTTAGCATCTTTTTTCGCGTAGTAATGGTCCATATGGACCTGGAAAATTATTTCCGACTTAATTTTTCTTTGATGCAGTATCATAAATATTCTTTATGGGAGATTGAAAATATGATACCATGGGAAAGAGATATTTACGTCGCATTATTGCAGCAGCATCTTGAAGAAGAGGAATTAAAACAACAACAGCAAATGAGCAATGCCCGATTCTAAGGACCTAAAAGACCTAGATTTACAAATTAAAAAAACAATCATCTCCTCTCAGAGTTTTAAAAGGGGCAGCTCATTAGAGTCATTAAAAAATATTACAAGTATTCATAAAACAATAAGTTCTCTTGCCGGACATACAAGAAAACTTGCTGTTCGTTTTATTAATTTAGAAAAGACTGTTAATAATAATTCTAGAAAGATAACTACTCTTAAAAACATTTCAAAAATTCAGAGTGAAAGAATAAGCGGTACAAATATTGGTGCAAAGTTGCCTGGCAGTTCTTCTTCAGGAGTAGAAGAAAATATCTCTGCGATTGCTAAGTCAGTTAATTCCATCGCTGAGATAATGGCAGGTAGAAAAAAACTTGCTGATGATACTGCTGCTTATGAAAGAAAAAGAGCAGAACAAGAGAAAAGGGCTCTCGCTGAAAGTAAATTAGAAAAAGTATTTATTGGTATTGCTAAGACCGCAGAGAAAATCATATCACCTGTTAAAAGTCTCCTCGATAGAATTCTTGATTTTATAGGAACTGTGATTCTTGGGAGAATAGTTTTTAAAATTATTGAATGGTTTGGGGATAAAAATAATCAAAGTAAAGTAAAATCTATAATACGTTTTTTCAAAGATTGGGGACCAACTTTACTATCTCTTTATATTGTATTTGGAACATCTTTTGGAAAGTTTGCTAGAGGTCTAATATCTCTTGTCATAAAAAGCACTGTTAGACTTGGTGCAGCTGTTGCAGCTCTTGCAGTAAAAGTTGGTATTGGTAAAGCTGGAGGTAGATTATCTAAAGTTGCTGGTTTTCTTGGTGGTAGAAAAGGAAAACTTCTTGCTACTGGGTTAGAAGCTGGTGTTACCGTTGCTGGGACAATGGCTTTGAGTAATGTGCTTAAAGGTGATGGTGAAGAACAACCAAAGGCACAAGGTCTTGTTGGAGGAGGATATGTAAAACCAAAGTTACCTGCATTCTCTGGTGGTGGATTTAACTTTAATAGTATGATGAATAAAGGATCTATGGTTGCTCCTTTTGGATCTTCTGGCGAATCAAGTGGATTTGTTAGTGGTGAAAAAGGTGTGGATAAAGTTCCGGCGATGCTTTCTGATGGTGAATTTGTGATGTCTCGTGGTGCTGTTGCAAAGTATGGTGTTGATACTCTGGAGTCAATGAATGCTGCTGGAGGTGGAACAAATAAACCTAAGATACTTGGTGGATCTACTTATGCTGCTGGTGGTGGTTTAATTGGAGAAAACCCAGATCCTAACTATAAAGATCCCCTTTTAGATCGTAGACTTGATTTGATTAAGTCTCTTGAAAATTACGCTAAAGTTCAAACTCCTTCTGGTGGTAATATTAATCTTATTAGTGCAATCAATAATCTTTCATCGTCATTAAAAGGACAAGATACTTCTAATGTTTCTGGTAGTGGTAAAGTTCCCACTGGATCATTACTTACAAATCCTTTAGGTGCTATTCAGAGAATAACTGGAATAAAGTCTGGTGGAATTAAGATGCCTGAACTACCTAAGATACCTGGGTT